TGAATAATTATCCATAAACTCACTGACTCTATGATGATATGCATAATACATGTAATTTTTAAGCAGCATCCTATATGTCAGATCTGTTGTGATATTGCAGCCGGGATTTAAGCTCCCGACTGTACATTCACCCTCTCTTGCAAGATTTGCAAGCTGACTGTCTTCGTAATATGGCGGAATCTGGAATTCTGCCCTCATCTCTGATACCAGTGCTGTCAGTTCTGTGTTCTCCATATTACTGCCTCTCTTTTATTATTCCTGTCCAGCCTTAACGATTGTAGCCTGTGTTACAGGGAGCACATACTCCTCCAGCTTAGTTACATCAAAGATAACTGCAACATTGTCATCTACGGCACGGCCGTTTGCATAACATGATGCGATAATGAGATCTGCATTTTCCATAGCCTTTGTCTGGTCATACTCATTGACTCTCACACCTGTTGTTCCCATAGTGTAGTATCCTGCAATTGTAAATGCAGCCTTACCCTTCGGACAATTTGCATCTACGATTTTCTCGATGTCAATGAATGACTTGTTGACATAGCCGCCTGTCAGAGCCTCTCCATACATGCATGGATCCACATATTCTGCCTCGTCTGACGGATTGCAGATAAGATACAGCTTGTCTACAACACGCTTACCATTATTGGTAAGAGTCTTTCTCACATCTGAAAGTCCTTTAGGGCTGAATTTTGTGATGTTTGTCACAACCGTCTTAGCCTTGTTGGTACCGTCGCTGTTTGATGTTCCAATCTGACGGAAAATACCAATCGGTCCTGTCTTTCCATCTCCATCAAGATATCCCTTTACAAGACCATCCTGCATGGCTTCTGACAAAATTGCCATAAAATAACGGTCAACAAACTCAAGCGAAAGCTCTCTGATTGCCTTTGGAATAACTAAGTAAGCGGTGAGCATGTGAAGGTCAATGTTAAGTGCTGAAATCTCTGTGCTCAGCTCGCCCTTAACTGAGTCTGTAAGAGCTCCCCATACTGCTGCACCTGTATGTGATGCAACAATCCACTTCTTGACATTGGCAGGTGCCATGTTGACAAGCTTAAGGATTGGTGATGCTTTCTTGACATCATCAAGTGTTCTGTCAATGATTTCAGTCGGAATGATATCAATCTGATTGGCCGTGATTGACTGCTTGATATCTTTGAAGCCTTCATAGAAGTTTTTCTCTTCCTGTGAAAGGTTACGGAGTCCGAGCTGCTTCTTGAAGTCGGCATCATGGCTCGCACGCTCTGCCTCTGCTACAACCTGATTGATCAGATCTTCATGCATAGCTTCCTGCATCATCTTGATTGACTGCATAATTGCTTCTGATTTTTTCTCTGGCGGTGCATCATTTAAAAGCTGCATTACCTTGTCTTTTACTTCCTGGTTTAAATCTTCTACCTTCATTTATTTTCCCTCCTGATTAAAAAAAGCACCCCAACCGGTGCAGTCTGTTTCTGGTTCTTTTTTGTGTGTAAGCTGATAGAACTCTGCCAGCTGTTTCTGATGCTCTGTACGATTCTTTAGCCGCTGCTGCAGCATTTCATTTTCTTTCAGCACCTCCTGCAATTTTACATCCGATGCTGTTTCTTCTTTTGGTGCTACCCCGATTTCATCAATCAGGCCATATTCCAAGGCCATCTGTGGGGACAGCGTTGTTGTCTTATGCATCATCTCCCGCAGCTCATCCTCGGAAATTTTTGCCCGCTGCATAAACAGTGCTACACAGCTATCCATAGCGACATCCAGATTGTCCGCTTCTGCTCTCAGGTCTGCAGCATTTCCGCTTACCGTCTCCCACATGTCATGAATGATTGCGGTCGTACCCTGCCCCATAATGCGCTTATCGCATGCCTGCAAGATCGTAAAGGCTATCGAATGGCATCCGCCCATTACAATTCCCGTTTTATAAGATCCATGCTGCTGCAGCATATTATAAATCGCGGTTCCCTGATCGACGCTTCCGCCATTGGAATTAAAGTAAATCTTAATCTCATCGGTCTCCGGAATTGCATCCAGAAGCTCCTTAAAATGCTTTGCTGACGTCTCAGAATCTTCGTACTGCCATGTGTCCCAGTTGAACGGACCTGTTTTTCTTATTTCATCAAAAATAAAAATCTCATGAATATTATCCGTCTGCTGGAACCTGTAGATTACATTTTTCTGTTCCATGTCCTATTTCCTTTCTTTAAATTTTATGCTGTTTGACGGACAGCTCCGAGATATTGGATCACCTCCTCATCATCTAAATAAGTTCTTCTGTTTTCACATTCTGTCCCTCCTCTGCATAGTTTTTGGTCAGCGCTCTCGCCTGACTGAAATCTGTATTAAGTAATGGATAACCTACCATTTCACGCAGCTCATCATAACTAAATCCGATTCCGCGCAGCTTATCCAAATTTACAGCACTGTCTACAACATCCACATGCTTAAATCGAGCAAGCCATACAAGCACACGTTCGCATTTTTTACTGTAATCATTCTCACCAACGATATACGCTGTTAAAGTATCGTTAATTACTTCCGCCACAGGGCTGCATGCATATGTGATAAATTCATTCGTTGCATCGGATTTTTCCGTGATATTCCCATTAAATACTGCTTCCGGAATGTCAAAGGCATTGGCTGCTTCGTTGTTTATGGCCAAGGCAACCTTGGCAAGCTCCTCCGCTTTTGCGCTCGCATTTATCTGTATATTTTCAAGTGAGACACCTTCCGACTCTGTCATTACCGTCAGATCTTCGCTCTCAAGCATTCTCTTGATTTTCTCTGCATACATGTCCTTGGTGACTATCTTGTCAGTTCCATCAGCCTGCTTTTCCCTGAAGGACTGTGCTGCACCCAGCTTCAGTTTAAATTTTGGCTGATTTGATAGACGAATCATGTAATTAATTGCATTGAGCGTATTGTTATATTGATTCACAACGGACTCCAGATATACTCTTATCTTTGCATTGTCGTACCGTAAGTGGATCACCTCTGATGACATAAATTTTTTGTATAAACCATACTGTTCTCCTGCACATTCAATCGTTATGTTGCTATATATGCGCTCTGACAGCACACTGTTTGACACTTGCCATGCAGACGCTTTGTAATATTTGCCGTTCATCGGTATGATAAGCGCTTCCTGTGTCCATAACAGTTCTCTTATAATCCTTGTCCAGAAATAGGTGCCACACTCATGGTCATTTGGCATTACATTGAGTCTGTACTCTATACTGCTTTTCTGTGTGCTGTCTGTCTGAACTATTATGTCCGACTTTGCAATTGCTCTTGCAATCATCATCACAGCTTTTTCAATTGCCAGTTTTGACAGATTAAGCTTTTCCAAGTCAAGCGCAATAACCTCTGCCATAGACTGCATCTCTTTATTCTTTTTTTGAAACAGAAAATCAAACATTGCTGCCTCCTAAATGTATATTATTTGAACCTCCAGCTCATCTTTGCAGAACATTGCAGCATCAAAAGCCATGAACCCATCATTTTTCCTGAGCTTCGGTTCTACCTTTCCAAACATCTTATTGCCAAATTTATCTTCGGTAACACTTGTGTTGTTGGTGTACCAACGCATTATTGCTGATGCTCCAAAGTTAATCATGCCCTGACTGAACATAGACTGAATAAAAGGTGCAATTATTCCGGTTGCTGATGTAATCTTTCGTATCAGCCGGACTACACCGTTCGGATTCTTACGATCCTCAATCGTAAGGCCCCGTTCCTCGAATGCCATCTTAAACAGAGTGTAACGGTATGTATCCATTGCTATCTTCTTGACATCATATTCGGCACATCTTTCCATGCACCAATCAACTATGCTATTCACATCGATTACAGGTCCCGGTACCACCTCGAAATCATTAAATTCGGTCTGCCCTATGTTCTTAAGCGGGAACTTGATGGAGTCTAAAAAAGGCGATTCAGCACAAATCCATGTGTGCTGTCGCCATATATATTCTCCTGATTCGGTTTTTGTAAGGACTCCTGCTGATGCAAAGTCCCTGATGTCAGCATAATCGATTCCAATTACAGCTGGCTGCCCTTTTGTATCGATTGTCATTCTTGGCTTTTTCAGTTCTAATTCCTCTGTCGTACTGCCCTCATAACATGCACGCAGTACATTCAGCCATGTTGTGACCGTTTCCTCTTCCTTTCGTGCCGATCTGTCCATTCGTTTTGTAATAAATTCCGGTCTCTTTGACGGTATCTTTTTCATTTCAAGATAATCGAGCATTATCTGATTGGCCAGAATCGGCATATACTCCATTGATGGGTTGGCTTTGTGCCATGCATCAGGAATATCAACTTCTTTCATGCTGTCAATTTCGCAAATGAATGGATAATATCCCAGTGGATTTTCACCGGTCTCAAGGATTTCCGCGCACATTGATGAAATCTCATCCAACGGACCGTCTCTGACGTAGCCATCTGTGGTAATAATAAACTCTCTGGAATGTTTAACTTTTCCGAATGAAGACTCAAACACATTTATCTGATCATAATTCTCGTAAGCATGAATCTCATTGAGCACCAGGCATCCGGTTCGCTTGCCGTCTTTGGTTTTGGCATTTGAAGTGTTATATTTCATTTCAGAGCCTGTTGCAAGATTCGTAATCAGCTCCTTTGTTACTGAAAATTTTCCTTTGAACTTTGCATTTTCATGTAGCATGTCATAGGCAACCTTGAAAGTGTCCTTGACCTGATCTTCTGAGTTAGCCACAATCTCAACATGATAATTTCTGACACCATACAGAGGTGTCTGCATAAAATTTACCAAGGGAACAATGAAGCCGTCCTTTCCATTTCCACGTCCTTCTTTGATGAAAAACTTTGGGAATACCGGAATATCGTCTTTGTACATGAATACAAACGCGTATATAAACTTCTGGTATGGAAATAGCTCATAATAATTTACTTTGCAGTATTCGAGACAATTCTCATAGGTCTCTTTATCGAAAAAAATATCATTTCGCTTAAGTAATGGCTTTACAATGTTCTTGATAAGCTGTTTTCGCTTTTTATTTATCCACTTCGGATGTTCTTTGACATATTTGAGATAATCATCAATTTCCTTACAGATAACCATCTGTTGCTTTTTCCGGTTCAGGTACCGGATCCTTGAGTCTCAGATCAGCTAAAATCTTGAGCATAGTTGCTGTGGTTTTTTGCAGATTGACAACAGAATCATTTGTTTTCTCGACTTCAACTCCGTTTCCGTTAATAGTCTTGTATCTGAGCCCTTTGGACTTGATGTCACTAATCAGCTTCTTTTTCAGTGACCAATAATATACATAATCGTCAATCATATCTTTGTAAAACTCTGCATTCATTCCCCGAAGCTCCAACTGCTTGACCAGAGAATCTCTTATTTCCGTTTTTGTCAATCCGCTCACCTCCCTAGTATAATAATGGTGTAGTCAATCAAGACTACTTGGTTAATAAGTTTCTGTAAATCAGATAACAAAAGAAGGGGTTCTTCCTTCATCAGATGTTATCCATAATAATTATCATGTCTGACGGTTCCTGATAGACACCAGATAAAACATAAGGTATTATCTCTTAGGATAGGACAAAGAATGTTCACCTCCTTGGGAAGTCACTTCTGTGACTGATACCTGCAATAAAGTCAATTAGTCCATTCGACAGGGTTTTATGTTTTAGCTGGTTGGGAGCCTGAAGGCCATACCCGAATAACACGCTAGGTTGTGTACCTGCCAGATTGGAAATGGATTCCTATCAGAAAGGGGCTATTGCTCATGTCAAACAAAGTTATTTTTAATCTTGATGAACTATTCATCTCTGTTGGTATTGATGTCGGTGCTGATTTCTCATGGATGTCTATAGCACTTCCAAACCAACAATTCGTAGGAAAACCTTACAAAATCCTACATAACAGTATTGATTCCCTTACAACCGCTGTTTCTAAAATAAAAGAAGCAGAAGAGTTGTATTCTTTGGAAAGTCGCATTTTCCTCGAATCCACGGGAAT